GAGCGCCTTCCGCATCGCCGCCAACAATCGAAAGTTTGCCGCTAACTAAATCAGACCTGAACCGGTCGACCGTTCCGCCGTTCGGATTGACCGCAAGTGCCGGGGTCATCAATTCGGCAATGACCGGCCATTCCGCCTCTATGCGGGCCGCGTCCAACAATGTGACCTGCATTAGCCTTGAGGCCCGGCCCAAGCGCCTTGACTGGTCTTGTCTGGCGCCAAATAGCTGACATCGACATCAACTAACCCGGTAGCAGTGGAGGACGTGACCTGCAGTTTCCAGCCGGTTTTGAGAACGATGGGCGTCTCAAAAACTACGGTTTCCTTGGCCGTCATAGCCTTTTGAAATCGGTAGTAGATCGTTTCCGTTCCGGCTGCATTGACCTTTGCAATGGTCAGATTTGGCGTTACGTTGCCGATTTCAGTACACACCACTGACAGAATAACGGCGCTGGTCGGGTTCGGACCTAGAACGGTAGTTGCCGTGTTCGCTGTGAGTTTGGTGGCCTGGCTGAGAATTGCGCCGCCCGAGATATTATAGGTCATTACTTAGGCCCTCCCGAGTTCGCGCGGATATGATCGATGCCCTTGGCATAGGTCCAAGCGTCACCAGCCGGAATGGCCCGCTCGAATGCCAGATTGTGCCCCCTGCCCCGTTGTGGAGTGCGACCGCCCGAAACCTTGGCCTCGCCAGTTTTCCAGTCCAGGTCCGCATCGAGGCTATCGGACACACCCATCGACAGCGTTCCGCCGGCTGCGTCATCAATCGGGGTTGCCCAGCCGATCAATGCCGTCACCGGGCTGTTGCTGGTCGAGGTGCGGATTGTCACCGCTTGGGCAGCGCCGGAAAACGCCGCATATTTCAGAGTGGAGTCGAGCGCGGCCAGCACTTCGCCGCCGCCCTGCCAAAACCTATCCCCGATTGGAATTGCGGGAGCGCCTGACAAGGCACCGAAGATTGCCCCAGCCGATCCTACGGTATAGCCCGGCGTTGCAATGCGGCTAAGGTAAGCCATGTTGACCGACCACGTGAACCAGCGGTCAAATTCCCATGAATAGCCGATGACGTTCTGCGTAACCGAGGTGGACGCATCGGACCCCATCGGATAGCGCCACAGCACCACCTTACGCGCCGGATCAATGGACGCCTGCACCTTGGGCAAATCGAGCAATGCAACGCGGCTCAAGAACCACGCATCGATCTTGCCCGAGCCAATGGCCTCTAGCCCGCCCTGCATCGAGAACCGAAAGAACCCGTTCGTGCTCAAGAAATACACCACGCCATCAAAGGCAATGACTGACTTCTTGCCGACCGAGCCGCGACCGTTGGCGATTTCCTGCAACGAGTACATGGCGCCGCCACCGGCATTGCCGAATTGGAGCAACCGCATTCCGTCACGCTGGAATATAACCGCCGCCGCGTTCTTGAGGTTAACGCCGCAGACCAGCTCGCCGCCCTTTTCGAGAGGCTGTTGATCAGCAGCGCCACCAGTCCAATCGGTATGGTCGTTGAAATCCGAATTGCGGATCAGTCTGTTATTTCGTGCCCCGGCATCGTCGGTGCAATCGAGGCCGAAAACCATGTTGGCGCAGACGAACAATTCACGCGGGGCGCCCGCTGCAGAGATGGCAACAGCCGCGCCCCCAGCCTCAACGTCATAGGCCCGGAGGCCCTGCGTGGTGTTCGTATAAAGCAGCTTGTCGCCAAACTGCTCGAGTGACCAATCATCGCCGCTGGTGCAATTCAGACCAGCCTCGATTTGCGTCCATGTGTAGCTGGTGCTGAGAGCCTGTAGCGTTGCCTGGGTCAGGAAATAGACCTGGGCAGCACCAGTCCGCTTGATGACGGTGATAGCGCCTCTAGGGGCCGCCGGCAGGGCCGTAGAGCTTGCCGGCGTTATCAGTTGCTGGGCCGGGCCATAGCCTTCCACGAGAGGCAGGACGCCATTAGCGGTCATGCACACGCCGGGCGCGTTTTCTTTGGCATCGGGGGCTAGGGGACCGAAGGGAAACTGCATTAGAACTGCGTCGGGCGAATGGTGCCCGTCCCGACTTTGGCGTTGGTGGTCGATACGAGGCGCGAGAATGCGTCCTGCTCGGCGGCACGCATGATCATGGCCTGGTTCGCATCTTCCCAACGGTGGGCATAAAGCTCTGCCTTGGCGCGGCTCATGATGAGATCGTAAGCCTCGGTAAACCACTCATTGCCAGCCGTATCATCGGCTGCAGGCACGGCAATCTTGACATGGCCGGTCACGCGCACCGGATAGACCGCATCGGGGTACGGATAGACCCGCAACTTGCGATTGATGTAGGCGAACGACACCGGCAATGCGGAGGTGGTATTAGCGTCGAGCAAGATTTCCATACCGCGATAATCGGCGGGGCGGAGGTCGTAGACGTTGGTTCCCTCGGTGAGGAACAGCCCGTCGACGGTGTAAAACTCAGGCACAATGGCGGTGCCAAAAGCATAATCAGACTGGTCGACAACCGTGTTGAATGTCGCGTCTCGGCTCTCGTTGAACCAAAAACGGGTTGGCTGATAGTGGCGGATAGCAGCGGCAATTTTGCTCCGAATGGCGGATGTTTCGCCTGCCCCGCGTTCGGTGTCAGACAAGATTTCGGCAATGAGAGCGGCTTGCGTTGACATGGCTCAAATCCCGGCATGAGAAAGGCGGCAGGCTTCCCCGCCGCCTGTTTGACGATGTTCGGCGTTAGCCGTTGTCGACGCTGTATTCGATGGTGATGGTCGCAACGCCAGCGGTCGCAGCAGTGCCGGTCTGTGTGTAGGACACATAGATCGGGGTATCTGCGGCCAGTGGAGCCAAGGCCATACCAGCGGCGTTCGGGATCTTCGAACCGGCGGTGCCAGCGGCGGCATCAGCGGTTCCGAACACCTGAGCGCCAGTCAGGGCCGTTCCAGCCGCCAGGACGTTGGTGGTTAACGCGTTAAAGGCGGTCGTGATGTTGATGTGGATGTAGGTGATCTGCGCGCCCTGGGGGAGCGTGCCGAACAGGACGCCGGCAGCGATACCAGCGTCGTTCCAGTTGACAGTCTTGCGGAGGTAGTGCGCCTGCGACGTGTGGTAACGACGCGCGACGGTTGCGAGGGAGCCTGTTGGCATGATCCGTTCTCCTTACGAGGCCGGGGCGGCGTAAGTCGGCAGGACGATGGTGCCGTAATCGACACTATTGTACACTGACTTCTTGAGGCCACCGATGAAGGACGAACGCACACCAAGTTCACGGTCGTAGTCGAAGAGCTCTTCGACCCACTTGAACTTATTCTTGCCGCCGCCCTTGCCGAACGCAGCCCCGATGGCCTGAGCGCCGCAGAAGATGGAACGGCGAACGAGCGACTGAGCCGCAGAGGTCGTGGAATGGACGCCCAGGGGAACCCGGTTGTTTTCCACGATCAGGGTGCGATTATAGACGCCGAGAGCCCCGGTATAGAGGCCGCTGGAGTCCTTTTCGCCGCCCTGCAGACGCTTGCCCTGGAGATCGAACCAGTTGCCAACGGTGGCAACATCGGCGCGCAGAGAAAGTGTCTGGTTGGGGTGGATGAAGCAGACATAGTCCACGTCCTTGCCGAGGCCCTTGATGGGGCGCAGCATGGGCGAGGTCGTCTTGGCGATGTTGACGGCCTTGTCGATCATCGAGAGCTTGAACACAGCGGTCGTGTCGGCATTGACAGCCTGGTCGGTGGTCAGCGAGGTGCCGCCACGGATGATGCGGCCCGAAGACGGGGCGATCGTGGCATTGAAGCCAGTGAACTTGGTCGAAAGACCGGCGACGGTGTTGCCCGCGAGCTGGTTAAAGAACCACGTATCGAGGCGGTCAGCAGACCAGTCCTTGAGCGAGTCGTAGCACTCTTCGCGCATGTCGTAGGGCACGCGCTGGCGGTCGATGGTCCCTTCAGCCCGGACGCGGTGAGCGTGACCGAGTTCGTTGATGACCATGGTGTCCGAATAACGGGTAAGGCTTTCTTCGTTGCCTTCCTGCGTTTCGTTTTCGGTCGTGCCTTCGCCGGTTGCGAGCATGCGGATGCCCCACTTGACGCTGTCGCCAGCGCCCTTCTGGGTTTCCGTCATGATCTGGCAGAGAGAGCCTGCGCCCGTCCCCATGAATTCGTAAGCGGTCGTCTCTTTGAGCGCCTCGACATCCATGCGGTTGGACCAGAGCTTCACCGCCAAGGCGTCGTTGACGCCAATGGTATGAACAGCCATTTGGTTTTACCTATGTGATGATGTTGGGAGAGGTGTTCGCTTTGACGCCGCGAAGAGTGGCGAGGACCGTTACGATGGTCAGACGTTTTGCCGTTTGCGCCCGGCTGGCGAGGATGCTTTGAGCCCATCACGGCTTAGGCACTCGGGTCAGGCTAGGAGTGCCTGACCAATCTGGATAACCGCTCAACAACGGTGGCTATTGCCTCTTGGGCAGTAGTCACGTTTCCGGTCTTGTCCGATGCAACCATTCCATCTTGGTAGCCTGTGACGACGAACCGTTCGCCGTCATCGATAATTGCGCCGAGCCACCGTATTTCTGGATGAGCGCTTGATGCGCTAGAGAGAAGCCGGTTCATGTCGGCTTCCTTCATTTCGTAAAAAAGCTCGTCAGAAACGACTCGGCCCCTGCTTTGGCTTTTTCGAGCGACATGCCGGTCATATCCACCGCATAGCCGTGACGCTTTTCGTGTTCAGAGCCTTTGCCGGATGTGGCGATACAGTGAAGCCAGCCATGCCGCTCGGAATATTCGATATCCAGATGCATTGACTTTATCCCCCCGCCAATTTCTTGAACTTGGCCTGATTGCCATCCTTGCCGAGCCAGTTGGCGAACTCGTCGGGGCTCATATCGGCAATGGACTGCGCGTTCGTTGCTGCTACACGCCCGCCGCCGGCTGTTGACAGTGAGGTCGAGCCGTTGACGCCTTCCGCCAGCTTGTCGAGGATTTCCCCAGCGGATCGATCTGGTGCGGTTTTGGGTGCAACGGTGATGTTGCGTGTCTTGGCGAGCTTGCGCATGTGGACGGAGATATCGATGCCGCGATCAACCGCATAAGCGATCTGTTGGGCCTCGTAGCGGTCAACCTCGGCCTTGGCTTCGGTTTCGGATAGCCCGTAAAGCTCCATGTATTCTTGGCCCATATTGGCCCGGAGCGCGGTATAGGTCGGCTCGAACGCCTCGTCTGCAGCACATGCGGCTTGATACTGAGCGCGGGCAACGTTCATCGTCTTGCCCCACGCCTCGTTTGCCGCCGCCTGTTCCTTGGTCTGCTGGGCTTCGGTTTCGCGCTGCTTTCGCTGGTCCTGGCTCTCGGTCCATAGCTTGTTGACGATAGCCATCGGGTCATTCGAAAGGTCCGGCTCGGCTGCTGGCTGAACGGAGGCAGGCGTCGACTCTGCCTCGCGGCTGGATAGAAGCTGGGTCCACCGATCTTCAAGGATTGCGGCCCTGCGCTCGGTCTCAGCCAGTTTGGCGGCAACTGCCTTGCGCTCGTTACGCTCCTTGGTCAGTGCAGCGAACGGCACCTTAGTTTGCCCGGTGGCTTTATCGGGGTCGACAACATCATCAACAGGAGGCGTTTCGCTTCCCGTTTCGTCCAATTCGTCGTGCGTTTCGATTGGCAAGTCGTCGTCTGGCAGCGTGTCGTCGGCTATAGCAGCCGGCGCCGTTACGGTCGTTTCGCCGCGTGTGTCAAAATACGCCTTGTCCTCAGCGGACAGGGTTTCAGTATCGCTCATTGGGTTCTCTGATGGTTCGCTATCAGTAGCGGGGCCGCAATACGCTTGCGACGTGCGTACACTGGCTGCGGGCCAGCGATCCGGGGATTAGTTCGCGCCGAACGGGATGGGCTTCTGTGCCTCTGTGAGAGCCGCTATCGCGTTGAGCTCGTCAACATCGGTGCGGCGGCTTTCGGTCTGGCTCTCGATGGTCGCCACATAGCCCTTGGTCTGCAGCTCGGCCATTTTGAAGTCGAGTTCCTTGGCCTTCACCTGCTGCTGCAGCATTTGAAGATCAATATCCTTGGCGGCGTTCTGCAACTTGGCCTGTTCGAGCATGAACATCGGGTTTTGCGTCGGGTCTTGCTGCTGTTGCTGCTCGCCGCCCATGCTCTTGAGCTTTTCGACAAGCGAAGTCGGGAGCGGGCTGTATTCCGCCAGCATTAGCGTTTCTTTCGGGCCAATCCGGTCCTTGAACATCGGCAGGATTTGCATAAGCAAGCCCCAGGTGCGTTCCTTTTCATTGGTCGACGTTGGGCTATCATCAACAATGATGTCATATTCAAGCGACGACACCGCGTCCTTGGTCAATGGCACATACTGCGACTGCTCTTCGCCAACAACCCGAACCAGGCGTCCATCAGTAAGGAAATTCTTGATCAGATTGAGCATGCCCCGGCCCTGTATCTTGCGATAGCGGCGAAGGCTGTCGAACAGGCTGGCGAGGATGGCAATACCGGATTGTTTACGCTGAGCTTCCAGCACGCCGGGCTGGTTCACCTCGCGCATGCCGAGCAATTCCATATTGATGCCGGTGGCCTTGATAATGGCGTCGTCGGCGTACTGCAGCAGTCGATCAAAGCCAGCCGGGAACTGCGCCATGGGCTTTTGTGCCCACTTCTGGCCGTTGACGCCCGACAACGCGCCTTTGGTCATCCACGTCACGCGGTCGACCTTCGCCCAGCTTTCCTCTGCGTCCCGCTGGTTCTCAAATGCATCCTTCTCTGCCATGATGCCGCCCTTGGCCTGGCTGTTGAGAATATGCATCATCTGCGAGAGCCACTTATTGGCCCAGCGCTGAGGGTCCTTTGCACGACGAACGATACCGTAGAACGTGCCCTGCTGGTGATCCTTGAGGCCGGTGATGCAGTTCCACGTCCAAGTGCCGGTCTGTGTCGGCTCAGGCTTCTTGAGCATCACGCGCCCAAGGAAGCACTGCACCACAACCTTGCGGGACAGCTTGACCGATTTCATCAGCATGCCGGCGTCGGTGGCAATCTTGAACTTCTCGGCGTCAAGCTCGGCTTGCTGCGGACCTTCCGGCCCCATTACGATGGCTTTGTAGTAGGCCTCTTTCTTGTAATACTGGCAGGCAACAATCGTCACCTTCTTTGGAATGTCGGTCTGACGGCCTTCATTGTCGCCAGCATAGCGCTCGCCGGGATTGTTCCGGGTCGGCTCGTTGTCGTTCTCGTCAGCATCGGCCCAAGCGGCGTTCAGGTCGCTTTCGTCGGCATCGGGGAACATGTCCTTAGCGTCCGCAAGGTCCATCTTACGAACGCGCCAGCGACGATTGCTGTCCACCAGGTTCGACTTGACCGCATTGCAGTCCCAACGGGCTTCCAACGGGTCAAAGTGGTCAATCTTGGGCTCGCCTTGCGGGTTGCTCTCGTAATCCAGCCGGGTTTCTGTCCAGCCCATGCCAGCCGTTACCGCGTCCTTGAAGGCTTCGCTTTCCTCATCCTCGGCATCGCACTGGTCACGGAACCATTCGGCGGCAGAGGTCAGGATTTCGTTAGGCTTGGCATCGTTCTGTTCGCGGGGAATAAACCGCACTTCGCGCCGGTTGCCGATTTCAGAGCCAACAACCGCGTCGACCATAACGCCAGTGCGGTTGAACACGAGAACGGGCCGGTTCTGGTCGGACAGTTCTTCTTTTTCAGCCTGACGCCACTGATCGCCGTCACGAAACTTGAAATCCTCGACGGCGCCAGACTCTCCGTCCTCGCCATAGGCCCAAGTCTTGAACTTCTCGTTGTCGGCCTTGTACCACGCCTTATAGGTGGTCAGCTCGTCGCCGTCCGCTTCCGGCTTGTCGGTGCTGTCATCAGCCATTATGCACCCATCCATCCGGTAGCAGATCGGCCATTCCCGGCGCCGTAGCGCTTGCGGGGTTGGCTGTTTGGTTCAACAATTGAGTGGCGCAGCATCATCAGCGCATAGCGGGATGCGGAAATCGTATCGTCGCGGACCTTCACGACCTTGCCGTCTTTGCGATGGTACAGCCGGCGCTCTTCCAGCCACTCAACACACGTCGAGAACACCTTGAACCGGCCCGATTGCATGCGGTCGAGCATGTCCATCAGCCCAGCCTCAACGCCGTTGGTGCCATCCTCAAAGGTGGCGCGCTCATCGAGCATTGCGAGGCCCTGATCGCGGTACTGGCTGGCGAGGTTGGTTCCCGCTGCCGTGTCGTTATTGCCATCGTGCGGCCATGCCCAGGGAAGCCAGAGCCCCCACGGCTTGAGCGCTGCGGCATGAAAGACTGGCGTTGCCTCGCGCTTGCGATAGACCTTCGTCAGATAGACGATGTCTGCGTCTCGATCCCATGCCAGGTTGGCGGCTGCTGTCGGATGGTCCCAGCCGAAGTCCAGCGCTGCAATCTGAGGCCAGATGCTTGGGATTTCCCGAGGGGGGATAACGATGTCCTCTTCCATCACCGGGAAGATCAAGCCGCTACCGAGTGTCGGAATGCCCTTGGTTCGCGCTTCCCGCTCATGGGGCGGATAGCTGGCGATGATCTTTGCCCGCGCCTCGGGGGTGTAGTGTTCCGCATCTTCAATCGTCATCGAAATGACCGTGCGGTCGTCGTTTTCCTCTAGCATGTATCGAGCCACAACCGCCGACATGCCCTTGAGCGGGGTGAACGTCACCGCGATTGAGCCGCCTGTTGCGTTCGTTCGGGTGATGCCCTCGAAATACACATCTTCGGGGGGCTCTTCATCGAACCAGACAAAATCAACCGTATTGGCCTGCCATTTGCCCCGACCCTGCTCGTAAGCCTTGAACAGCAGCGTCGAGACACCGCCAGAGATATGCCTGACGGAAATCGTGTCGAGAGCGCCTGAAACACCAGAGCGCCGGGTTGTGTCGACAATGGCATCCTTGGGAATGTAGCCGGTGCCCCATTCCTCTTCAGTCATCGGCGGGCCTACCAAGAGGCGTTGAACGCCATCGCGGGTTAGCTCGTAGCTCTCAGATCCCGCTAGTGCAGTGATCGGCTTATCGAAGCGCCTGCCGTCCCACCAGTCGGGATAGCGACCCGTAAGATGCATCGCGGTTTCAGCGGCGCCGGCATAGGTCTTGCCGAGCTGGTTGCCGGCCATGAACAGGCGTTCGCGATATGCCGTGCCTGCGAGGTGGAATGCGCGCTGCTTGGCGTAGGGCTTGTAGTCGCGGAGTTTATTCGACCGGATCAGTTGGGCTTGGCGGTCCATCAATTCGGCCAATTCCAGCTTTTCCGAGTAGCTCAGCGAGTCGAGCATTTACCTGTTCCTCGCTCATGGTTCCGATAGAGCCGCTGTGGTTCAGGTCCAGCTTGTCGCCGTATTTTTTTGGAGCAAGCTTTGAGGCGCGCCACTGGTAAGCGGCAATCTTCACTCGGTCGGCAGCGGCAGTCTCGGAAGTGCTTGCGTCAGCTACGTCCAAAATCTTGTCGTCCATCAAATCAGCCTGCGCATCCCTCGCGCGCGCGCACCTTGTCGCAAAATCAGGGTCGTCAGCCATCCATCGGATCACTGTTGATCGATGAGGCATGCCATCTTGAGCGCAAATCTTGACGAGGCTTTTACCATCCATCAACTGGTCACAGATTTGATCCGCGAGCTCTTCGGAGTAAACTGAATGCCGACCGCTCATACTGCGGCCCATATGCCGAACAGCGCCGGAGCCTTATTGGCGGCTAGACGAAGCTTGGCTTTGTTGCTGTCTGATACAAGGCCAGCGCGGAGCAACAGCCCGACTTGACGCTTAAGGTGATAAACCCTTGCCTTGCGCTCATCTGACACGCGGAGCTTTGCAACTGCACGGCCGTTGGCTTGCCGCGTTGCTGTGGAACAGAACGGCTCGTCGCCGCCCTTAGCTAGGTTCAGCAGTTTGGCGCCTTCAAGACGCTTTGCCGCTATCATGGACTGCTCCACAAAAGGCCAATCCTCTTGCGAGCATTCCGCCAGAATTACCAGGGCCGGGACACCGCCGCTGTTTAGCAATTTCCTCATCCACGAATAGACCGGCGTCTTGCGGCGCCGACAATCCCGAAGATGCGATTTTAGCCGTGCTTGCGCATTATTCGCTTTGCCAACATAGCGCAGCGCGCCAGTCACGGGGTCGGACAATCCGTAAATCTGAACCATTGCCAACCTTACCAGATGCGATAGTTTTATTCTAATCAATGGTAGCAGCAACGCCTGCAGTCGCGGTCGCGGCCTTGCACTGAAAGGGGATGATATACCC